TTGCACGGAGTTAGCAAGGGGTTTTTATTATTATATACAATCCTCCCCTAGCACTGGTTTCCGAGTAGCGGTTATGGTAACTGCTGATGCTACGGTAGATCAGAAAGAGATACCAGCAATTAGAGATGCGGGTAAAGGTGGAGTGGATTATCTCGATGCTAGTATAGCTGCCAATGCTCCCGCGAATGTCTGGAGCTCCGATCCTCGCACTCTCACCTCTGCGGTAGCTGATGATGGCAGAGACATGGCAGCAACCGGGGGCGGCTTCATAGTTCAAGTGGGATATAGCTCTATAGCGGGAATGGAGAAAATCTTCTTAGTTAAGAATGATCGAAAACCATATATCCCCTGTATCCTTGTAGATGAGGATGGAGATCCTATTAATATATCAACTTATACTATAAAATTCAAGATGCGGAAGACAGGGGCTACAACTCTAAAAGTAGATGATACTTGCAATATCACAGATGGCGCAGCGGGTAAGTGCGAGTATCGTTGGAAGGCAGGCGATTTAGATGTGGGAGATTATAAGGCTGAATTTGAGTTTACCGATGCAGAAGGATTATCCCAGACCTGGCCTCCCGGTGGCCCAATACCAATTCATATAAGGGATGATTTAGACCCATAATGAATAAGACAAATAGAGTTGTTTATAATTTAAAACAATGGTTATTAAAGAAAATTGACCCCGTGAGTCGTTTTGTAGCTACTCAGACCCTAGCTACCTTTGGGGGCGAATCTCTTGCCACTGGGGGATATGAAACTTATGCGAAATCCTATACTCAAGAGGCGTGGGTTTATAAATGCGTTTCTCTTATCGCTGAAACTTGTGCTATGATAAATGGAGATGTATATATGAGAAAAAGCGGAAACGAACAGGAATTAATTCCCGATCATCCTTTAGATATTTTATTAGAGCATCCTCATCCCAAATTCTCAAGATTTGAGGTATGGAATCATACTTATTGTTCTTTAGAATTAGCAGGGAATGCTTATTGGTATATTGAGAAAGATAGCTTCGGAACTCCTGTTCAAATAATGCCTTTATATTCTCATCGAGTAAAAGTTGTTCCTTCTAAATCAGATTATATCGCAGGATATATATATCATATCAGAGGAGAAGATTTAGCGCTTGAAGCCGATGAAGTCATCCAATTTAAATTTTGGCATCCCTTAGATGACTTCTATGGATTATCTCCTATTGAAGCAGCAGCCTTAGCTATCACTACTGATGTATATGCTCAAATATGGGGTCGGGATTTTTTCAAGAACTCAGCTATTCCTGAAGGGATAATTTCTACTGAGCAAATGCTAAATTCAAGCGAAGCTGACGAAACTCGGAAAAGATGGGAACAATCTTTTAAGGGAGTGGAAAAAGCTCATAAGATAGCAGTTCTAGGTAAAGGGATGAAATACGAGAAAATTGGCATATCCCCTAAAGATATGGAGTTTCTACAACTAAGGGAATTCAATAGGGATGAGATATTATCTATCTTTGGCGTTCCTTATTCTCTGTTATCGGTTCAAAACAAATACAAGGCAACAGCGATAGAAGAAGAAGAGAACTTCAAACGACATACCATTAAACCCAAATTAGCTTTAGTTGAAGAAAAGATAACTGCCGAATTACTTCCAATGTTTGGCGAAACTCAAAAGAAGCTCTTTTATGCCTATGATTCTCTATCTTCTAAGGATGAAGTAGAAGAAAGAATGCGAGACGAGATTGATTTGAAGTATGGTGTCTTAACTCCTGATGAAGTTAGATCAAAGCGATATGGATTGCCCCCTCGTTTAGATGGTAGGGGCTCAACCATCTTCCCAGAAATCGGGTTATATTCTGTAATTCCCGGTTCCTCTATAGAGCCAGAAGAAAAAATTATTAAGTTTCTTAGAATCGTTAAGAATTTTAATAGAGAGGAATGGGAAAAGAAATTAGGAAAATTCTGGACAGAAATTTTCCTAAGACAAAAAAGAGAAGTCTTAGAAAAGATAAAAGAAGGGGCTAAAAAAGATTTGTATGACTGGGATTCGGAATGGGACAACTGGCTTGTTATAATTTATCCCGTTATGGTAGGAGATATGGAGACGATTTTCCAAGAGGGGATTAATGCGACAAGCGCATTTGGATTTGAAACTACATTTAGCTCTAGTAATGATAAGGCTAAAGAATGGATTAAGGAACATGTCTTAAAGGATATGGTTTATCAAGTCCAAGATACTACAAAAGCTCAGATTAAAGAAGCTATTATTAAGGGAGTGACTGAGGGAGAAGGCATACCTCAAATATCCGATAGAATAGAAGGGATTTTTACTTCTAAAATCGCCTATCACGCGGAACTCATAGCCAGAACTGAGGTCGCTTCTGCTTATAATTGGGGGAGCTATCTTACTTATCAAGAGAGTGGAATAGTAAAGAAAAAAAGATGGCTAACCGCAAGGGATAACCGAGTATGCACAGCCGTTTGTTTTCCCAACGAAGAGGTAAAAGAAATTCCTCTAATAGCTCTTTTCCCTAGTGGACACGAATGTCCTCCTGCACATCCCAGATGTAGATGCACTCTTATCCCGGTAATTGAATAGTGAGGTGATTGTAATGCCAGAAGGAGGAACAGGCTGGGACGAAACCAGCACTTCATATAGATATAGATTGAGAGACCCAGACGATTTTCAAAAAGATTCTTTTAGAACTATCCCCTTGAAGGGTGTTGAAGGTATCTCTATGGTTATGGGACGATTAAAGGGGGAGACAACGATGACTCCCCAATCAGTGATCTTTTCTAAAGAAAAATGGACAGAAGAAAGGGCAAGAGAATGGATGGAAGAGCATAGGGATAGCTTGACCTCCAAAAGTTTCAACATAGAAGTAGAAATTAAAACCGATAAGATGTTACATAATAGATCGAAAGGGGAGGAATCTATCATATACTTTCCCATTACAAAGAGATATAGTCGTCTTAATAAGGCTATAGGAGAAAAAGAACGGTTTATCGAAGGTTATGCTTCAACTGATTCTTTTGATCGTGTAGGAGATAGTATTTCTCCCGAAGCTTTTAGGCCGGGTATGGAATCATTTATGCGAAATCCCATTGTCCTCTTTAATCACGATTTTGATAGACCTATAGGTAAAGTAGTAGATTATAGGATTGATAAGGATAGACTATGGATTAAGGTGGAAATAGCAAGAGGCACCCGTGATGTAGATGAAGTCTGGAGCCTAATTGAACAGGGTGTTTTGAATGCCTTCTCGGTGGCTACTACGCATGGTATTATCGGAGAAATTGACGATGAGAAGCGAAATAGGATCAATCGCTGGGACTTGGCAGAGATAAGTGTGGTTACCGTTCCCGCGAATGAAGAGGCTTTATTTAATGTATCTAAAGTTAAAATATTAAAATCCTTAAAAAAGGAGATGGAAAAAGAAATGGGAAAGGAAGAAAATAGAAAGTTAGAAGAAGAGGAAGAAGAGGAAGAAGAAGAGAAAGATCAGAAGAGCTTAAAGAAAGATTTAGAAGGGATACCTACCTCTAAAGCAATTGCGGATGTTATTATGAAAAGTGCAGAGCGAGAGGTAAGAGAAAGAATGGGGGAATATACGCGGGAGACCGAAGATGAGAAGACAGAGAAGCAAATACAACGAGTAAAAACCCAGATAGAGGTAAAATTAGCTGAGCAAGCTTTAGAGATTATTGAATTGAAGACAACCTTAGCCAAGATTCAGACAGGCAAAAAGGATATGTGGCCCGATGGATCAAGAATTCAAGTAATATCTAAATTTGCAAGAGCTGGTTTCAAAAGTTTGGGTGATTTGCAACTTCTGAATTATATCCTAAGATCGGGCGGAAATATGCCCTCCGAGGAGCTTCAGAAGGCTATGGATGTTGCTACGGCTTATGAGGGAGCTGAGTTTGTCCGCACTGATCTGGCATCGATGATTTGGGAAACAGTTAGACAGGAGGCCAAAATCGCGGGGACTTTGAATACAGTTGAGATGCCTTCTGATCCTTTCAAGTTGCCGATAGAAAGCACCTTACCTACAATGCATTATGTGGGAGAATCTAAAACCTATAATGCGTCGGACTTCCCCGAACATTCTCCCGCAACAGCGGATCAAACCTTAACAGCTAAGAAGTTCGCGATTCACTCGATGTATTCGGGAGAGCTTAATGAGGATTCGGTGATCCCGGTGCTTCCCTTCATCAGGAATCAGTTAGCTAAATCTGCTGTCCACGGGATAGATAATGTTATTCTCAACGGCGATATTGTGGCTACGGCAACTGGGAATATCAACTTGGACGACCAGACGCCTCTTTCTACCAATAATTACTTGGCTATGGATGGACTTCGCAAGTTAGCACTCGTTACCAATTCTGCCAATGCTTCTGCTGATGCAAGTATCACTACTCTTACCGCGGCAGGCTTTCTCCTTCTTAGAGGATTAATGGCTGGCTGGGGAATAGATCCTGCTGATTTGATAATAGTTGTGGATTATGGAACCTACTTAAAAACAATTGCTTTATCAGAAGTTGAGACCCTTGAGAATTATGGCCCCAATGCTACGATCCTAAAGGGAGAGCTAGCAAAACTTTATGGTATTCCTATTCTCGTATCAGATGAGATGAGCAAAACCGAAGCTGATGGGAAAGTATGTAAGACTCCTGCTAGTAATACCAAGGGCCAAATCTGCATATACAATAAGCAAGGGTGGATGCTTGGCTGGAGACGACATCTCAAGGTAGAAGTAGAGAGAATCATCTCAACCGATCAATACAGGATTGTCGGGACTTTGAGATTCGCTCTCGTAAACTTCGATACCGAGGTGAGTGCAGTAGGATACAATATAACTGTATAAGGAGGAGAGATAAGATATGACTTTATTCCCCAACGAATGCGTTTCCTTTATCGTTGAAGGAACGATAGTGACTGGAGATGGGCAATCGCAATGGGAAGCTCCCTATGCGGGTGAGATCGTAGCGGTAGAAGGATTTATCGCTAATGTAGGGACTGTGGGAGGACAAACTAGGATACAGATTTCTTGTGGAGCAACCGATTATCTCACTACCGAGGGAGATTTTGTGCAAGCTAGTGGCACGGGACTAATGGAAAATGCTGTTCTAGCTGTTAATCCCACTTTTGACGCTGGAGATATCATCGAATTAGATATTGATACTGTCCCTACTGGAACTGATTCGGCTGATCTCCATATTCGATTATGGGTAAAGATAGCTCCAGTTGATGGTTATTAATTAATAAGGAGGGAAAAAATATGGCTTTGTTTCCAAGAATTTGTATTCCATTTGTAATAACAGCTCCGACGGTAGCGGATGGAAAAGCAAAATGTGTAGTCCCCTTTGCAGGCGAGATTGTGGCGGTAGAAGGATTTATTATCACTCTTGGCACGGGTGCTGGAACTTCTACTGATTTTCAGGTATCGAATGGAGCTACCGATTACTTAACAACTGTGGGAGCTTTTGAGGTAGATAGTGCTACCAGCCTACTTGAGGGTCAAGTATTAGCTGTTAATCCCACTTTTGACGCTGGAGATACCTTAGAGATCGACTGTGATGCAATAAGCACGGCCCCTGCTAATGCTCTTATAAGGGTATGGGTGAAGATAGCTCCTGTAGATGGTTATTAATAGATAGAGGGTGATAACTGATGGCTGATTATTGCACCCTAGATGATGTAAAATCTCGCTTAAATATTTCGGGGAGCGAGAATGATACACTTATCGAAAATATTATCGATTCGGCTTCCCGAATAATAGATAAATATTGTGGACGAAGCTTTACCTCTGTAACTGAAGTTAGATATTTTGACGGGAATGGAGGGCGAGTCCTCTTATTAAATGATGATTTGCTCTCCATAGAGCCTCCTGAGAGCCGGGCATGTGTTGAACTAACTGCTTCGGGAACAATAACTGTTGCAGATGGTAAGGCTCAATGCACAATGCCTTTTGCTGGAGAGATCGAAGATATCCAGGGATATATTGAAACACTAGGAACTGGTGCTGGAACTTCTACAGATATTCAGATATCGAATGGAGCTACCGATTACTTAACAACTGTGGGAGCTTTTGAGGTTGATAGTGCCACTAATCTCTTGGAAGGTCAAGTATTAGCATCGAATCCTGCTTTTGAGATTGACGATATAATCGAACTCGATGTAGATGCTGTTAGCACTAATCCCGCAGATATTCATATCTGGGTCTGGGTAAAAGTTTCTTCTCTGGCTGAAGCTGTAATTATCAACGATGACGAGACTTTGGATAGCACAGATTATATCCTATATCCCCTCAACTCATCTCCTAAGAGATGGATCGAATTAGACGAAAATGAGGGTAAAATCTGGGCAAAAGGAAGGAAAAAGATATCTATTGCGGGTAAGTGGGGCTATTGCGAGGATACAGATCTCCCTGGTGCTATTTGGAATGCCTGCGTAGAGCTATCCTGTCGTATCTTTAAGATGAAGGATACAGCCTACCAGGATTTTACTGCCAGTGCCGAATTGGGACAGCTATTTTATAGCAAAGCCCTTTCGCCTTCTATCCAATTGGTATTAGATCTCTATAAAGTTAAAGAGATGGTTTTAGGTGTTTAGCGTGGAAATTAAGGGGAAAGAAGAATTAATAAGACGATTTATCTCTTCTCCTCAATTAATTCAAAAGCATTTTGTCCCAGCTATGCAGAAGAGTGTCCATTTATTAGAAGGTGAGATTAAAAAGAATACTCCTGTGGGAGTTGCGGGACAGCTAAGAAGTTCAATTGGGACAGAAGTTAAGAGCTTGGGTGGAGGAGTAAGAGGTATAGTAGGATCTCCTCTTTCTTATGCTCCTTATGTTGAGGAGGGGACAAAGCCTCATTTCCCGCCTGTATCTGCTTTAGAACGTTGGTGTGAATTGAAGTTAGGAGATAGAAGGTTAGCCTTTGTAGTAGCGAGAGCTATTTCTAGGCGAGGAACGAAGGCTGTAAAAATGTTTGAAAGAGGAGTCGAGGCAAAGAAGGAAGAAGTATTCGCTTTCTTCCGGCAAGCTCTGATAAATTTAGTCCGGGATTTGGGGGAGGGATTATGAGTTTAGAGAATATCATTACCCAATTAGCTCTTATAGAATCAACTATAAAAGATATTCGGAGAGCTTATGATAAGCTTCCCGAAAGCATCTCTGAGCTTCCTTGCATACTCAATGTCCCCACTTCGGGGGCTTTTAAGAGACGCCCTGATGGGATCTGGCAAGTAGATCATCAGATTAAGATTCAATTGCTTGTAATTAGAGCCGATCTTCCCGAAGCCGATACTCGTCTGCGCCCCTTTATAGAGAGAGTTCCCAATAAGCTTAATCAAAATATTCACTTAAATAATTCCTGCAATACCAGTCAGGTGTTATCCTATTTTTATGCCAAGATTGAATATGCCAAGACTGAGTATCTAGGAATTGAGTATATGTTTCAAGTTAGTGAAGCCTTGACTACCTCGTTTTCGGCTTAAAAAGGAGAGAATTATGAAGAAAATAAAATATGTGGGGAAGGAAGCTCTTAATCCTAATGTTCCCAAAGTGCTTGAGGTCTCTGATCAAATGGCTGAGGAATTGTGTCTTACAGCAGAATGGAAGGAGGTAAAAGACGAAACTGTTGAAGGAGAAAAAAAAACTAAAGGCATAAAACTTAATCTAGGATGTGGAGATTTTAGAATAGAAGAAGAGGGGTTTATCAATATTGATGCTAGGGAGCTACCCACTGTAGATGTAGTAGCCGATATAACGGAGTTACCCTATGATGATAATAGTATTGAGTTTATCTATGCAGGACACATCTTGGAACATTGCGAAGATTGGCGAAAAGTTCTAACAGAATGGAAGCGAGTATTAAAGCCTGAAGGGGAAATAATAATAACGATCCCTGATATAGTTAAGGCTATTTCGCTTTATT